AAAACACCTTGTTTTAGGACAACAAAAAGCCCGCAGTCCTTGAAACTACGGGCTTTTTTAACTGTCGAAGTGGCGGGATTCGAACCCGCGGCCTTTTGGTCCCGAACCGCTTTCGGTATCCATCTGCCATTGTATAACATCATATTTCATTTCTTTGTGTATTCAATAACTTTTTGGTATTCATATTTTTAGCTTTTCTTTGCGGCGCTTTTTTATTTTCCCCCTGGTTTTCCCCCAGTTTTCCCCCGGAATACCAGTAGTGTCATAATAGTGCGGTACTATGATATATTTTTCTGTAATTTCTGTAATATCTGTAATGATAATAAATGCTTCAAATTAAAGCCCTCTAAGTAATGCCATTACAGTTGTTTTCTCTAATTGTAATGGAGTATTTATTTTCTGTAATGGAAAGGATAGCCCCCCCTGAAAGTTTCAAGGGCCCACGCTATAAACGCTTGGCCCACTGCCGGTGTCCGATCTCCCACCAGAAAATTTTTTAGCCAGGGGGGGATAGGGTATCATGGGGGCAAGGCGCGGCGTTTTTCAAACATTCGCAGCGTAACATCTGCGTTTTGTGAAAAAATTCGGTGCTTTCCCCATGTCCGCGTGACCCGCTCCCCTTAAATCCGGCGATTTTTTCCAACAACAAAAAAAGGAGGGCACCGTTTGCCTGCAAAGGTGAACGATACCCAGTCTGTTGGTCTTTATCGTTTGGCTTTTTGAATAGTGGGCGGCTCCCGCTTGCGCGTGATCCGCGCCCAAGTGGGTGGCGTGTCGCCGCCCATGCCGAACAATGCGGTGCTTGAATCAGTCGGTAACCTGGTCGGCCTGGTCGGCGTTGTCCACCTCCGGCAGTCCCGCTACGCTGGTCAGCAGGGACAGCACGGCAGCCAGCGCAGCGGTGGACGCCACCATCTTCCAGTCCACGCCGCCCAGGGTGGCCGTTGTCCCGATGGCCGCCGCGGCACTTTGGGCCAGGGTTTTCATGGCCCGGATGCCCGCAGCCTTGATCCATGCTTTGAAGTTGTTTTTCATGTTTTTCATCCTCTCTGTTATCGCCCGCCCCAGCCTAAAGGCTTGTCGCGGGTACGCTTCGCCCAGCGCAAGCGCTGGAATTGTTAGTTGTCGCCGTCAGGCGGGTGCTTGCGCCCGTCCAGGACGTCCAGGCGATGGGTATTGCTGGCCGCCCTGGCTTCCACCCTGGCCAGCCGTTCGCTGTGGTCGTCCACCTTCTCGCGCACCAGTCGCACATCCATGCGGATGTTCTCCACGCCGTTGCTGATGCTGTCCAGCTTGGCGTCCATCTTGGCTGCGGCTGCGGCATCGGTGCGGGTGTCCTTCCGGCTGTTCATCAGCAGCGCCAGCAAGGAAATGACAACAGCCGCCAGGCTTAGGTATTCCTTGGCTCCCATGGCTTTCCTCCTATCTATGGCCTGCGCTTTGTGCTGCGCGAACCATCATAAAATAGTCAACTGCTGGCACTTGCTCGGCTCATCCATTCGCTGCTGTACGCCCGCCAGACGCTTGCGAATAATGGCCACGTTGTGTTCTTCCAGCTCTATGCCCACGGCTTTGTGACCTTCTTCCAGGGCTGCCTGCATGGTGCTGCCGCTTCCGGCAAAGGGGTCGCAAATCACCCCGCCCGGCTCACAAATACGCACAACCTGCCTCATCAGCTCCAAGGGCTTTTGCGTCTGGTGCAGTCGCTCCTGGGGTGGCACGTTGGGGAAAGTAAACAACCCCGGCAGCACGTCAATGCCGCGTTCCACAGGCAGCGGGCCATTGCTACCCCACACGATGTATTCACATTGCTGCCGGAAGCGCCCCAGCTGCGGGCGGCTGTTTATCTTGTCCCATACGACTAAACCGCGCCATACCCAGCCTGCCCATTGGATGGCGTCTGTTAAAGCGGGCAACTGCCGCCAGTCCACGAATAGGGCGCACACCGCCCCAGGCTTGCAGCAGGCACGGGCTGCCACCATTAGTTGATGCAGGTAGTTGGTCCATGCTCTCTGTGCCAAAGCGTCACCGCTAAAGTCCGGGTAGGGGTTGCCCTTTTCGCCAAAGTTGGTATACTTCTCGCGGGTGCTGCGGCTTCTTTCTCTCATGCTCATGCCGCCGCTGGCGTAGGGTGGGTCGCTGATAATGGCGCTAAAGCCTGCCCCTTTCATCTCTCGAAGATGTAGGAGGGCGTCGCCTTGGAATACCTGCCAGCCGTTTTCGTTTAACTTGTCACCCGTCATGTTGTCTCCATTGCTTTCATTGCTTGCGGAAATTCAGCCATCAGCCTGGCCGCCGTGTCTGCGTCCAGTCCGCTGATGGTCAGGGTGTAGGTTGCAGGCGTAGCGGGTGCGCCGCCCGCCGCCTGGATGGCCAGGGCGTTCAGGGTTTGCTTTCCGGCTATGCCGTCCACGGTCAGATTGTTGGCCCCCTGGAAGCTGCGCACAGCTGCCACGGTCTTGCTGCCATAGATACCGTCCACGTTTCCGCAGGGGAAGCCCAGCCGGTTCAGCGTGGCTTGCAGCGCCTCCACAGCGCTGCCACGGCTGCCTTTGCGCAGCGTGACCGTCACCTGCACCGGCTCCGCCGCGGTGGCTTCCTGGCCGTCGTATAGCCCGGCAGGCACCGCGTAATGCGTCCATCCGCGATCCGTGGTCTTCCCTTCCTTCACGGTGGTGCTGCAATGGATGATCTTGCCCCCGCCGATGTGTAGGCCGGTGTGATTCATCTTTCCGTCTTTGTGCTTAAAAACGCAGCACACCAGGTCGGGCATGGCGTCAATGGTGCCGCGCTCCGCCCAGTTGGCCTTGGTGTTGTATTGGCTGGTAGCGCCCGCCCCGTCGATCTTAATTCCCGCTTGTAGCAAGGCCCAGTGCGTAAAGCCCCGGCAGTCAAAGGCCAGGCGGCCCTGCCATTTGCAGCCTGCGCAGCTGGATTGCTTGCCGCTTAAAACGGGGCACGCCTTGCGGATGTTGGGTTCGTGTTGCGGATTATAACCGGCGTATTTCTTGCGCATGGATGGCGTGCATTCGCTGCCCCATGCGCCAAATACATAAGGCCCGCCCAGCTGACTGCGGGCAGCTTCCACCACCATGCTGGCTTTTTCGTTCATGTTCTCACCGTCCTTTGATGATGCTGCAGGTACGCTAAACAGCGCAGCCCCAGCTGTTGTCTCAGGGCTGCGCTGTTCTTCCTGTTTCAGATGCTGCTTTCAATATCCTTTAGCAGCTGGGTCCGCTTTTCTTCCAGCTCTCCGCTGCTGGTTGCTATCCCATGCATTGCCATCAGCTCCGCCTGGGCTCGGATGATCTGCTGGGCGTCATCCAGCAGCCTGCAAAGCCGAACGATGATTTCCAGGTTACTCATTGTCTGGCGCTTCCGGCCACTCGATCGACGCCGGGAAGCCCTCCTGCTGCGGTACGTCCAGCAGCTTGCGGCGATAGTCGGCCCACCCGTCAGCGAAGGCCGCGGTCAGCTTCTTCAGCACGCCCAGCCACGCTGTGAAGCTGGTGCCTTCCGGGGCTTCAAGCTCCAAGCGGTAAATGCTGCCATGCTTATCCACGTTTTTCAGTAGCTTGTCGCGCTTTGCACGGGCCAGCTGCGCCGCCTGCTCCAAGTCCTGCGCTTCCAGCGCTTCCTGAAGACTGGCTTCCAGGGCTTCCACCGTGTCCGCTCGTTCCACTGCGGCAGCGTGCAGCACGCGGTTCCATGCCAGGGTGTCCATGCTTTTGCTTTCCATGTGGCGGTTCCTCCTTGAATAGTTGTCGATAGTATTGGTCCATCTGCATCAGAATGCTGCGGGTGTTGCCGCGCAGCGCATTGGCTTTGAAGCTGCGGTAGTTGTCCCGCACCTGGTTCATGGTCAGCCGCCCGGCGTCCACCTGTTCCTTCAGCTTCCGTAGCTTTCGGCGTTCTTTGCTGATTTTCGCCTTGTCGATCTTGCGCACCACCTTGCCGCTGCCGGTCAGGATAAACCGCCAGTGCAGGAAATTCACACCCTGGCGCAGCGGATGTATGGTGGTCTTGTCGTTCAGCTCAAGGTCCAGCCCGGTCAGATGTTCATGAATGATGGCCAGGGCCCGCCGCAGGGTTTCCCTGTCTGGATGTATCAGGATGAAGTCATCCTGATAGCGGATATAATGCCGGATGTGCAACCGTTCCTTGATCAGGTGGTCCATATCATCCAGCACCGCCAGGGCCACCAACTGGCTGACCTCACTGCCCAGGCCAATGCCATGCCCGTTGCTGCCAAAGCTGTCGATAATGTCATAGACGCGCCGCGCGGCTTCCGGGCCGACGAGGCTCCATCATCTGCCGCGCCGCTACACACAATCCGGGGAGACGCCGTTGCCGTTCATCGCGTTGTTGTTGTTGAGGCTGCCGTCCGTGTTCACGTTGCGCACGTTATTGGCGTTGCCGCTGTTCGGGGTGCGCAGCCACCAGTTGGCGGCGGAAATCATACAGCGCCCGGCCCGTCTGATGCAATCACGGCGCTGATGCATTGCAGCGCCAGCGCCGTGCCGATCTGCTTGAGAATGTGTTCCAGGGTTTCAGCGTCCACCACAAGGCCATCCGCTTCCAACAGGATGCCGCCCGGCTTCAATCTTGCCTTGTCGCTTCGATGCCAGGCGCGGGCTTTCTTTTCCAGGTTCACGGCCAGCCCGGTCCAGTATCGTTGTTTGTCTCCCGATAAGTGGCACCGGGCCCCTGCAATGTCGATCAACCCCAAAAGATTATTGATTTCTTCCAGGGCGGTCCTTTGCAGCTCCATTCGCCTGGTATAGTCGGCCATTTCCTCCACTTTCACACGGTTGGCATGCCGGATGTGGATATAGATGCGCAGGGCGGTGCGTACAACTTCACCGGTCAACTGCCAGCGGTCGCGCTTAGGAAATACTTTTTCATTGTTGCAGATGGTTAGCGTGTAGATGGCCAGCTCCTGGGCCATGCCCAGCACCTGCAAGGGGTTTTCCTGTCTTTTGGATTTAATCACGGCCATGGTGGTGGTTTCCTCCCTTAATACCTCCGCCAATTTACGCGCAAGCGCATTGCGGCACGCGGGGGCATACCGCACCTATCGGTGCGGATGATTGATTACATGATGACACAAGCCGGGGAGACGCCGAGGCCGTCCATCGCGCCGGTGCCGTTGAGGCTGCCGCCCGTGTGCACGAAGCGCACGTTATAGGCGCCGCCGCTGTTCGGGGTGCGCAGCCACCAGTTGGCGGCGGATTTGCCGCGCAGCTTGATGCGGTCGGTGTTGGTGGCGTCTTTGTAATATGCGTAGACGCTGCCGTCATCCTGGCCAGCGCGTTCCGTGCCCAGGCCCACCTCAGCGCGGGACAGCAGAAAAACCCTGTCCGTCACCGTTTCGCAGGTGCCGCCGTCGGTCACGTTGTTCAGCACTGTGCTGTGGGTGACTTCACCCAACGCAGCCACAAAGGCCGCGTCAAAGCCCGCCAGGTAGCCGGGCCGGTTGGCGTAGCTGGGCACGCGGTCAAAGACGTTCTGCGGCGTCCACCATTCGCCTGCGGGTGCTGTGCTGTTCAGCCACTGACGGATGGCGCTTTGGCTCCACCGGTCATAGCCATACCCGATGGGGTGCATGTGGTTCAGCACAAAGGCAGTGCCTTCCGCAATTTCGCTGGCCTTGATGCCTGCGTGTGTTTCTGCCGCGCTGCTGATGTCGCCCAGGGGTGTGCCGCCGTTTCCGCTGGTTACGTCCACGGTTTCCAGCGCGGTGGTGCTGGTGGCACTGGCGTAGGTGGTTACCTTCCAGCTGCTGGGTTCTACGTCCGCAAAGCGTTCCGACAGCTTAATCTGGCCACCGGCAGGCACCGGCTGGGTCAGCGTAAACTGATAATTTCCGGCTGCCGCTTTGCCCCATGTGGTGCCGATCCTGAAATGATAGGTTCCGGCTGCCATCTGCTGCACAGCGTACACCATCGCCTCCGGCATATCAAAAGGCGTGCCGTCCGCAATCTGGTCATCCATTTGCAGCGTGGCGCTGTGCGCAAACAGTCCACGGGCGTCATGGTCATGGTCGTGGTCGATAACGTTGAATTTGTGGCTGCCGTAGACGGTGTGAACCACCGGCACCTGCGTGCCCACAGGATAGGACGCAGCCCCCTGACCGTGGCGCACCATGCGCTGCGCAGCTGCCGGGTCAAAGCTGCCGCTTTCCGGTTCAATCTGGCTCTGCGCGATGGCTTCCAGCGCGTTGGCGATGCGCTCCTGGGTGCTTTCGCTTGCAATGTTCAGGCCCATTTTTTAACCCTCGCTTTCTTGATGGTAGTCAATGGTTACGGTGTCGTCCGCTTCTTTGGTCAGGCTCCACCCGCGCAGCCCTGCGGTGTTTTCCGCCGCGGCTGCGGCTGCCGTGGCGGCTGCTGTGGCCTGCTGGGCTGCTGTGGCGGCGGAAGCGGCTGCGGCGGAAGCGTCCGCCGATGCCTTGCCTACGCTGTCCAGAATGGTCTGTACCCAGTCGGGCGGGGTGGCCGGTGCGCTGCCGCTGCCTTCCAGGCTGGGCTCCACGCGGGTGCGGAATACGACGCTTTTCTTAATCTTGCCGTCCAGCATGGCCCGCACTTCGCCCCGCCCCCAGCCGCCGTTGGCAGTGTCCTGGTCCTGGATGTCCCAGGTGATGACGCCGCCCGCCGCGCTGACCGTGGGCAGATAAACGGTGCTTTCACCGGGGCGGATGGCCACGATCAGCAGCGTGCAGCCGGGCAGCTTGTCCAGCCACGCGGTGCAGTCGATCAGCACCCGCTGCGTCAGGTGTTCGCCCTGGCGGCCCAGCTTTACGATGTCCAGGCTGTTTACTTCCAGGGTTTCGTACTCCTCGTCCGTCTCTTGGCTTTCTTCCGCTGCGGTACCACCGGCAGCCATCAGCACGGGCGCGATGGCCAGCGCCGCAGCGGGGATAGCCGGGTTGCCGGTGCCGTCCGTTCCCTGGCCGGATTCGTTCGTGGTGCCCTTTTCCGGGCCTTCCGTGGCCTCCTGGGGCGTTTCCATGGCCGGGGTGTCCTTGGCCCCGCCCTCGGTCCCTCTCGCAGTTACGGCCTCCTTCAGGGCGTCCTGTGCTGCCTCCTGTTCGGTATCCGGCGCGTTCATGGTTTCCTGTTCGTCGGTCATTAGGTAGCCCTCCTTTTTGTTTAATAGTCCCCGCCGCCCACGCTCTGGATAAATACCTGGGCAAACAGATTGGCCTCTATCCTGGTCAGCTGGTCGGGCACGATCTGGATTTCATGCCAGCTGTTGCGGGTGATTTTTCCGTTGTCGTCTTTGGTCAGCCAAGCGGAAACGTCTATTTCCCGCTTGCTTGTTTCGCTGGCGGGCACTTCGTTGCCGTCAACTCTGATGGTCACTTTCCGGGCGCTTGTTCCTTCAAAAATGCCGTAAACAATCTGATGGGTGTGGTTTGGGATGATGACGTCATGGGTGTGGCTTGGAATGCTCACTTCGTGGCTGTGCCCCGGCAGTTTGACCTGGTGCGTATGGGCAGGCACGTTAATGGTCAGCGGCGGGACGGTTGCGGAAGAAACGGCGCCATGGCTGTGGCGGAAGGTATGCTTATGTGCCCCGTTAGAGCTGGTCCCGTTAGCATCGGCGTATCCGCTGTAGCTGACGGCTTCACCGGCGCTCACGGGGTGGCCGGTCGTCATTTCACCGCTGCCGCCTGTTTTGATGCCGCTGCCGTTTTCCGATGATGTCAATAGGCCGCTGCCGCCTGTCTTGCCATTATTGCCGCCTGTTGTACCGCTAATTTTGATCGTTTTGGCGGAATAATTATTGACCCCACCAGCGCCGTTATCGGCGTGGGTATGTCCCCAATTCAGAGTATGGGTGCCTTCAAAATGATGGGTATGGTTGCCCATCGAATGCTCATGGGTCTGAATCGTGTGCTTGTGGTCGCCCATGGCATGGTTATGGGAAGCAATTTTGTGCAAGTGGTAGATGCTATGCCTGTGTTCGTTAACGGTATGGCTGTGTCCCCCGGCTTCGCTTGTCTCGCTGACATAATCGGAGCTTGTTTCAGACTTTGCGCCGCCAATGGACGTGATAACCTTGATGTTCAGTTCTTTGGTCACGCTGGCTTCGCCGTCCGCTTCGCTGGTATAGGTTGCGGCAGGGGAGCTGGTGGTGGTCTGGGTGCTGCCCCCGCCGCCGCTGCTGGTCTGCTCTGTGCTTCCACCCGCTGCCGCGCCCGTCTCATAGGCCCGGAAGGGGGCCACCTGCCAGGACAGAAGCATTTTGTTGATGCGCACCAGGCCGCCGG